TTAGTTCCCTCTGATAAATTAGTTGTAGATTTACCAGAAAAAGCAGAGTCAAATCTTGCACTTGTATAATATAAATTGCTTGAACCTTCTGCAATATCATCGCTATCTAATACCACAGCTCCAGTTTGTGTATTAACGCTGGTTACTGGTGCTGCTGATGCTGTAAAGCTAATAACACCTGTTGAGCTGTTATAACTTAAATCACCAGAAGCAGAAATAGAACTTCTTGCTCTGGCTGTGGTGAAATATTCGTTAGTGCCCTCTGATAAGTCTGATGTGGATTTAGAGCTTAAATCTAAATTTGCTCCAGTTTGTAAATTAACTCTCGCATCTGCTCGAGCATCTGTGTAATACAAGTTGCTTGAGCCTTCGCTAATGTCATCAGTATCGTGATTAGAAACATCTGAAACTGTTCCAGTAACATTACCAGTGATATTACCTTCAATGTTAGCAACTAAAGTACCAAGTGAGTTCAGTGTAATATTTCCTGTTGCACTGCCATCGGCTGTAGTAAGACCTAGTGTAAATTTGTCTGCTGACTCATCCCACATAAAGATGCCATTATCTTGATTACCCCTGTTAATCAACATACCAGAATCATTTACTGGGCTGCCTGTTAGTCCTGCATTAAGCTGGAACAGGTTATCTTCTATATCTAAATTTGTAGTATCTAATGATGTTAGCGTTCCATTAACAGTTAAATTTCCTGCAACTGTTAAGCTGTCTGCTATTTGCACATCATCTGGCAAAGTTAAAGTTACATCAGCAGATTCGCTGCCTGAGCCTGTAACTGTAATCTTGTTAGCAGTGCCTGTAATAGTTTTAATGTAATTTCCTGTAGTATCTGTGCCTAAAGCAACGCTGTCAGCTTGTACGCTACCAGCCACAACTCCTAAATTATCTACAAATGTTTTTGTAACTCTAGTATCAATAGCAGAGTTAGCCCTTGCATCTGTGTAATATAAATTAGTATTTTCTGTTAAATCGTTGGTTGTTTTGTTGCCAAAAGCAGAATCAAATCTAGCCTGTGTATAGTAAAGGTTTGACCCTTCTTGAACGTCATCCGTATCTTTAGTAGCAAGTCTTGAATCAAATCTAGCATCGGTGTAATAGAGGTTAACGCCCTCTTGAACATCTGAGGTAGATTTGGTGGCTAATCTAGTATCAAAATCAGAATTAGCCCTTGTGGTTGTATAATAGAGGTTTGAACCTTCTTGAACATCTGAGGTAGATTTGGTAGCCAATCTAGTATCAAACATAGATTCGCCCCTAGCTGTAGTCCAATAGAGATTAGTATTCTCTGGAACAATAGAGGTATCTAAAGTTGTAGTAGTTGCTTGATTAGAACCATTGCCTATAAATATCTTTCCATTATTTAAGTTAGGAGTAGCGTTACTTCTTCCAGCACCACCTACTTTAATAGAACCATTAACAGCATGGCTTCTTAATACCTTACCTATGTTTTGTATTTGTGCTGATTCTCCACTTGGAGCTGTAGTTGTATATTCACCTGCTGTTGTAGATACATAAAGTATCTCACCCACTGACTCATTAGAGGTATCTACAGATGTTAAATTACCAAAAGTAACTATTTGTAGATTGTTATTAGCATTAGCATCTTCTATTGCCATACCAAATGCAGGCATCTTAGAAGCATCATTAGCCTTTGCCTTGCCTACTGTTGTTGTATTTCCTGAAACACCTGATACATAAACAACATCACCTTTAGATAATGCTTCATCAGTTTTGGCTGTAAATCTAACAGCACCATCAATATCACCAATAAATTCATTAGATGCAGTAACATTATTAAAAGTAACATCATCACCAGTTGCTACAGATTGCCCTATAGCAATACTAGGAGTAGAACCCTCGCCAGTTCCACCTGTTACTGTTACGCCAGTGCCACCAGATATGCTCTCAACATAATCGCCAGTGGTATCAGTTCCAAGAGTAATAGAGTTAATTTGAACAACTGTAGATATATCTACATCAGCACTGCCATCAAAAGAGACTGAACCAACAACATCGCCTGATAGAGATATAGTTCTTGCTGTTTCTAATGTAGTTGCTGTATCAGCATTACCTGTTAGGTCTCCAGTAACATTACCTGTAACATTGCCAGTTACATTACCTGTTACATCGCCTGTTAAATTGCCTGTAAATACATTGGATGAGCTAATGCTTACGCCAAATGTGATCCAATCTGTGTTAGCAGCATTTCTTATTTTTAATAGGCTGTTTGCTGTATCTACCCATAACTGATGGGCAAAAGTAGTTGAAGGCTCGGTAGCCCCTGAATTAACTGTAGCTATAGCTTCTAAAGCATTGTTTAAATCAGCTCTAAAGTCAGCTCCGCTTTGATTGGCTAGGTGATAGTCATGTTGCATTAATTTACCTCTGTCCTATTGTATATTTAATCTGGTTGAGTTGGAAACACTACATCATCAAAATTATCAGAATCTGTGTATTGTGATGGAAGGTCTCTCAAAGCCTGTCTATATGTAGACCATTCTGCTTTTTTTTCATCAGATAATGGGCTATCAGCAACCACAGTCCAATCACATGATTGCAAAAGATAGAGCCTTTGATTCCTTATCTTCTGTGTTGTAGTTAAAGGAGTCTCTGGTGTTGGGGCATATATAATAGTCATTATTGTTTATTTAATTTTAAAGCAGATATTCTGGTACTAAAACCACCTATATTGGGCGTTGTGTTGTCTTGAACCACCTGCCCCTGCATAGCAATTGTATATGAGGTATTTGCAGATAGACTAATTTTACCACCCAAGATAATTGGTTGAATTGCTGAACCCCCAACTGGTGAAAAATAACCTGCAACTTGTGTTGTTCCCACAATAATTCTTGATTCTAATTGTGTTAAAGTTCCAAATACACCACCAACCATGCAATTTGCCACAATCATATAATCACCTGCTTCTGCTGTGGTAAATGTTGCTGTTATTAAATTATTGTAATTATCACTTGATCTACCATCACCAAAAGGGCTAGTACCAGAAGCACCATTAACTACCATAGAGCCCACAGCCCTAGTACCTAATTCTCCTGATGTAACGCCACTTGTAGATATTTTTAAACCACTTGCAGAGCCTGTTAGTGTGCTTCCATCTAAATTAAGCCTAAGTGCACTTAGAGTCCCAACAGTAATATTATCTGCTGTTAGGTTTGTTACATCTACATTGCTTGCATTTAAAGTTCCAGTAGTGATGTCATTAGCAGAGATAGTTCCAAAAACACCTGATGCTGATGTTAATGCTCCAGATTGAATGTCTGAAGCAACAATTGTACCAGCTAAAATTTCAGCACTAGTAATTGTATTTGATGCAATCTGTGTAGCTGTAATTGTATTAGATGCGATGTCTGATGCAGTAATTGTATTGGCTACAATTTTTGCAGAAGTAATAGAATTTGCTGCAATTTTATCTGCTGTTACAGCATTGGTTGCTAATTTATTTTCAGTGATAGCACCAGCAGCAATAACATCGCCTTGTATAGCATCAACGGCTAACTTGGCATTTGTTACTGCATCATCTGCTATTTTAACTGAACTTACAGCATTATTAAGAAGTTTGTTTGTAGTTACAGCATTATCTGCAAGCTTGGCTGTCAAAACAGCACCATCCCTTAAATCAACACTAATAACTGGCTCATCTCCTATGCTAAAAGTTAATGTGGCTGGGTCTGACTCAACATTCAGGGTATTAATAGAGCTAACACTAGCAACATAATTAGAGCCCACAGGTAAAAAGTTAAGATCACAAAATTCAGTATCAACAATTTTATTTGTAAGTTCGTTGCTTGAGCTATCTACTACATTGACTCTATATTGATGATCTGGAAAATCTGTTGGTTCATTCCAAGATAAGAATGGTCTACCTGTAGAGCTGGAATCAGTATCAGTAAAAGATAATCCTGTTGGTGCTTTTACAGCAAAAGCTGAGGGTAGATTTGATAGTTCTTCTACTGGCTCTTGTGGTGGCACTTCCCATGTATAAACATCAAAGTATTCTATTAGACTAACCGCAACTAAACCATTTGGCTCAAGCTCTAAAGCTTCTACTCTGCAAATTTTTCCATTAAAACCTAAACCAGCATAAGTTACATCGACAATATCTCCTACGTTAAGCTTATACATCTCAGGAGTTCCAACAAATCTAAATGAGGTTTGATTCCTGCTTCTGGTTAATATAGCTTTTGCCATGTTGTAGGCAATATAAGGATCAGAGACATAAGGAAATTCAGCTTTAACTTCTAAAACCTCACCACCATCATCAGAAGTATAGTTAGGCGATGCATCGTGTAAAACTGTTGCTGTGTCTAATTCATATTTTTTGTTAGCGTTAAAAAATTCAACAATGACTTTATTTGCCTTTTTGTCTTTATTGCCATAATCAACCGATATGCCTGAATCAGAAATAATGTGGTCATCGGTAATACTAAAACTAGATGAGCCTGTATCTTCTATTGAGAGCTCATACTTACCATCTATGTAAAGAAATATACCTCGCATATTAGCAAGCAACTCTTTAGCATTATCCATAACATTTTTATTAGCATCTAAGTAACCATTACAATGAAATCTTTTAACTTTTGCCAAAGAAGAGCCTGCTTCTTGTGTATATGTTGAAGAAAAAACATCATTGATATAAACCAGATATTCTGCATCTTCATCAAAAAACTCATTTCTATAAACGTCTTTAATTTCTGCTTCTGTAATTACACCATCACCATTGGCATCTAAAATACTTAATGTTTCGCCAATTTTGTTTTGCCACCAATTTTGATTTGCGAATGTACCATCTATTGAAAGAAAATCATTTCCAGAGCTTGCACTAAATGTTGTGTTTACAGCAGAACCATCGAAGTAAGGTTGATCAACCAAAGTATCGCAAACATTAGCAGCAGAACTAAAGGTAGTCATATTAATTTGTGATTGAGTTAAGCCTTTTCCATACTCATTATTGGTTATGAAATCAAGAAAACATAAGGCTGGATTATCTGAGTGTTTATAAGTGGAAACAGTGCCAAATGTTTGTGTATTATCTCTAGGATCAAAAACCTTCTTTCCTCTAACTTGTACTGTAAGCTGTGGCACTCCTCGCCACATTCCCTCTT